CCTAGGATCAGAAAAACTTAGTTGAGAGAAAAGATGGCAACTTATGATTACATCATTGTCGGTGCAGGCACGGCCGGCTGCGTCCTAGCGAACCGACTTTCCGATAATGGCAAGCACAGCGTGCTGCTGATCGAAGCTGGCCCAAAGGACCGCTACCACTGGATCCATATCCCTGTGGGCTACGCCAAGACGATGTTCAACGAGAAATACAACTGGTGCTTCTATACCCAGCCCGACCCCGAAATGAACAACCGCCGGATCTACTGGCCGCGCGGTAAGGTGCTAGGCGGGTCGAGCTCGATCAACGGGCTGATCTATGTGCGCGGGCAGCCGCTCGACTACAATCTGTGGGCCCAGGAAGGTAATCGCGGCTGGGGCTGGGACGATGTTCTACCCTATTTCCGCAAGCTTGAGGGCAACGAACGTGGTGAAAGCGAGTTCCACGGCGGCGATGGCCCGCTGAAATGCTCCGATATCCACGAGCGCCACGAGCTGATGGAGGCCATCATCCGCGCCGGCAACGAGCAGGGCGTGAAGACCACCGATGATTTCAACGGCCCCAACCAAGAAGGTGTGGGTTACTACCAGCTCTTCACCCATAACGGCTTCCGCTGCTCGACGGCAGTGGGCTATCTCAAGCCGGCCCGTGATCGGGCCAACCTGCGCGTCGAGACCGGCGCCATGGCCAAGCGGATCGTCTTCGACGGCAAGAAGGCCACCGGCATCGAGTATGTCCAGAACGGCGAGACCAAGGTGGCCCATGTCGGCCGCGAGCTGGTGCTCTCTGCGGGCGCGCTGCACAGCCCAATGCTGCTCGAACGCTCTGGCGTGGGCCAGTCAGAGCTGCTGCGCTCGATGGGCATCGAGATGGTGCACGAGCTCAAGGCGGTGGGCGAGAACATGCAGGACCACCTGCAGTTCCGGCTCCAGTTCCGCTGCAAGAAGCCGATCACCTCGAACGACAAGCTCAACTCGTTCTGGGGGCGGCTGGGCATCGGGGCGGAATACATACTGCGCCGCACCGGGCCGATGGCCGTGGGCATCAACCATGCCGGCATGTTCACCCAAGTGTTGGAGGAATCCGCCGGGCCCGACATCCAGTTCCATTTCTCGGCACTCACCGCGAACTTGGCCGCCGGCAAGCCCGACAAGTTCCCGGGGTTCACTTTCTCGGTCTGCCAGCTGCGGCCGACTTCGCGCGGTTCGGTGCATATCTCCTCGCCGGCGCATGACGGCGTGCCGATCATCCACCCGCGCTATCTGACCACCGATCTCGACTGGCGCTGTTCGCTCGAGGGGGTGAAGTTTGCCCGCCGCCTGGCCGACAGCCCGGCCCTGGCCGACTACAAGGAAGCCAACCACCAGCCCGGCCCCGAGGTCGAGAGCGACGAGCAGATCGTCGAGTGGATGCGAAACGCGGGGGCCACCATCTTCCACCCGAGCTGCACCACTCGGATGGGCAGCGACGATAACTCGGTGGTCGACGCGCGCCTCCGGGTGCACGGGCTGGCCAATGTGCGGGTCGCCGATTGCGGCATCATGCCCAACCTCGTCTCAGGCAATACCAACGCCCCGGTCGTGATGATCGGCGAGAAGGCCTCCGACATGATCCTCGAAGATGCCGCGCTCTGATGCGCAGTCCTTCCAACGCTACAAAAGACAGGACAACACATGACCCAAGCACAACTCCCAGACCACCCGGCGCAGGCTGTGACAGCGCCCAACGGCGAGCAGGTTCTCCAGGTTCTGCGTGACAACGGCGTCGGCAATGTCGTGACGGTATCCGACTGGGTGCAGCTGCCGCTGCAACGCGCGCTCGACACCCAGAAGGACAGAGCCGAGGCGCCGACGGTGCGCGTGCAGAAATGCACCACCGAAGACGAGGCCTTTCTCGTGGCCGCCGGGTTGCATATCGGCGGCCAGCGCTCGGTCGTAGTGATCCAGAATCAGGGGCTCTATGCCGGGCTCAACGCGCTGCGTGGCATCGGGCTCGACTCCAACATGCCGCTGGTGATAATGATCGGTCAGTTCGGGCGCGAACCCGACAATTTCGGCCAGCCGACCACCGCCTCCTCACGCCGGATCGTGCGGATACTGGAGCCGCTACTCGAGCTGCTCGACATTCCATACTGGAAGGTCGAGACCACGGCCGACCTCGCGAAGATCTCCGAAGCCTATTCCGAGAGCGAGCGCCGCAGCTGGCCCGCGGCCGTGATCTTCGACCGCAACATGGCGTGGCAGTAGTCGCTTCCGCGCCCGGTCACACCGTCTCAGGAAAGGATAAGCCATGAAATGCGAACAGGCCGTCAGGGCCGTTCTGGAACATGTCGGCGACGGCATCCTCGTGCCCACCATGTCGGCGATCAAGTGGGTCGACACCCTGGCCCCCGAAACTCTGCGGGTGAGCTGCGTGCCGCTGATGGGCGGTGCCTCGGCGCTAGGGCTCGGCCTCGCGCTGAGCCAGCCTGAGCGGTCGGTCATCGTGCTGGATGGCGACGGCAGCCTGCAGATGCAGCTGGGCTCGCTCGTCACCTGTGTCGAGAACGCGCCGAAAAACTTCATCCACGTCGTCTTCAACAACGGCGTGTGGTTCGAGAACATGGTCAATCTCGATGTGCCGGGCAGCGCCGACGTGCGCTACAGCGAGATGGCGGAGGCGGCGGGCTATCGCAGCGCGCACCACTTCGCCGACCATGAAGCCTTCCGACAGGCCTTGCCCTATCTGCTAGCGTCTCCCGGCCCGCATTTCGTGGAGCTAAAGATCGAGCCGGCAAGCGGCAACCTCTGGGGTGCCGAAAATTTGCAGCCGGACCTGCCGGACTACCACTTCGCCCGCATGGGCGTGGAAGCCGAGAAGCTGCGCAGCACCCTCGCGGCGGCCCCGGACTGACAAGGCAGGGCGCCCCGAACCGCCGGGGAGTCCGCCACTCTTTCCTTCTCCGTGCAGGGGCCGGACTAGCGGATGCGGGTGGGCTGGTGCTTCGACTTTGTCGTAAGCCTTCTTGTTCCGGCTCCACATGGAAGCTGGCAGCATTGTCAGGTGATTGTGGATTGCGGTTGTCAGAATGGCGATTTCAAGGGTGTGCATTGCCCCAAAAGACCAAAATCGAGCCGATGTATCCGCGATATCATTCGCCCTTTTTTACCTCCCTGTGGGCGACCAACTGGCAGCGCCGGATCCTTCGGTGCCGCCTCTTTTTCCAGCGAGGCGTAAGGAGCCCAGCCAAACACCAAACGCGACATTGGCCCGAACACATCGGGTCACCAGAGCAAGCGCGGGCAAGAAGGCAGGTACCTATGAACACCAGACAGGACGAAGGCACAGCGATTGCCCGGTTGGTCGGTGGCACAGCGAACCTGACTGTCGGCTGGGTCTATCTCTGGAACACGTTCGAGCTTGGCGTGCTGTGGCTGCGCCGCGATCTGGCACCGGAATACATCGAACCGCCGCTGGACCCGGAGGTTCTTGCAAGGGCCAAGTCCGTGACCACTGACGAGATCACGGCGCTTCTTGATAGGCTCATAGCAGATGGCGCTTCCAAGTAGTTTGAACAGACGTCGAGTGCGCAGTCCACTTGACAGTTGGATGTATTTAACGTGACAAAGCTATACTATTGAGGCACGATGCTGGAAACTTCCATCCTGATGGACCCCGCCCATGCTTCGCTCAATCTCTCGATTTGTAATCGCATCCGCCATCGGCACACTCCCGATCCTGGGCGGCGCGAACCACGCTTCCGCACAATCCTACCCGATCGATTGCGCGATCCTGCTGTGCCTGTCCGGCGGATGGCCGACATCCGTGCCTTGCGCTCGGGCGCGCGCCGAGTTCATCCGGCGGATCACACCCTGGCCCGTAGAACCACCGCTGCAGATCTGGCGCTGCCCGATGGGCGCGTCTTATCACCCAAAGGGTGACGGCGACCACAACGCTCGCCTCTACGACATCCTGTTTGACTCGGCCCCCCTGCCCCAAAGCCTTCCTGTAAACCGGGCGCGAACCGGGACCGAGGCGACACCGGCGGTGCTCTCCCTGAAACCGGATCGAGATGCCAAGCTGCCGAACGGGCTCGCGCTGCACCTAGCACAGGACCGGGCGGACATCGATATCAGCGGCCCCGAGTTCAATTTTGTGCGCTCGATCCGGGTCTATGACGTGCGATATGCGCGACAGCATGAATCCGGCCGGGATGGGGATTGCAATCGAACCGCGACGGTCCGCCTCGGAACCTACGGGGTTCAGGGCGATTTCGCCTGGGCCCCGACCTCACTGACGGCCCTACCCGAAGCACACGTGGGACTTGAACGTTGGGGCGAGCATTGCCCGGGCATCTTTCATCGGTCGGTCTTCGTCGACTGGCGCGACTACGAGGGCAACTATGGATATGAACAGGTCAACTACTGAGCGACACATCGTGCCTGCATGTCGCGCGAGAAGGTGCGAAGCATCTGTTCCGACATGACCCGGGCCTCTTCTGAAGAAGGCATCGGTGTGTTTGCGCCGCCAGTCAATGCCGGAACAGGCGCAATACTATAGGGTTGTCGTCCGTGCGTTATGCGAACTCGCGGCCCTGACCACTACCAGCCGGAGATAACCGTGCCGCGAGCCTCGCGCCAGCATCCCATCAACTGACGCCCACTTCTCTCTTCAGATCCTGTGATCCGGTTCCGTCGCGCCCTCGGCAGACGACAACAATTCGCGGGCGTCCACCTCCAGGGCCCGCGCCAGCACGATCAGCTCGATGACGTCGATCCTGCGCTCCCCGCTCTCGACCCGCGCGACGAAGGACTGGTGACATCTGAGCCTTTCGGCGAGCTCGGCCTGTGTCAGCGCAGCATTCTTTCTCGCCGCGATCAATGCATCGCGCAGCGCCTCATGTCCCGAACTCCTGATCGTCTTAGCCACGCGTCACAAACCTCTTGTGAACGGGCTAATCCAGTTTGTAGATTATCTAAAAAGTGGATATTGCGGGCGCTACATGGATTCTGCGGTCAAACCTGTTCTTTCGTATGGCGTCTTGCGCCATACCGACAGATCCGCGACGGGTTCGCGCTTCGAGACGTCACCGATCGATCGTCTGCAGAAACTTCCCGTATTCCTCGCTGACCTCGCGCGCTTCCTCGAAGGCGCGGGCCCGCTCAGCCTCGAGGCAGCGGAAATAGCTCTGGATGTCGCGGATGTAGAGTTCGAAGTCGCGCCGGATGAGATCGGCATAGTCCCGCGCGGCCTGGGCGTTGCCCGGCACATAGGGACGAATCGGGGCGAGACAGGATTCGGCCGAGGCATGTCCGGTGGATAGAAGGAGCAGAAGTATAGCCTGTGATACGCCGGCCCCACTCAACCGGAGGTTACGCAAGTCCCCTATTTTCTTGATCAAATGCATGCGCCCGGTTTATCCATTGCGTGAGCGAGAATCCGCCTGTCGCACGCTCAATATATCTTGTGCGTCAAAGCTATATCATTGTATGTCTGGGCTTCAACATCTTTGGCCCGGTCATTCGCCTTTATGGAGAACGTGATCCGGGTGATGGACCTAGAAAAAGAAGCCCCGAATGTGGTCACCGAACCCAGATTCCGCGATCTGGTCGCCAGCGGCTATCGCGTCGAAGTTGTCTGCAAGGAGGACGCCTTCAAGAAGGGCCCCAACTGGCACGGGGTCTGGATTCTGCGCGCCGTCAGCGACGAAGGCGTCGAAAAACTCCTGGTCACCGCCCGGACCCGGACCTCGCGCAACGACATCAAGATCCGCGAGATCAGGACCGTCACCGGCGTCATCTCCTTCCTGCAGGGCATCGGCTTCTCCCATGCCGATATTCCACTCGAGGAAGGCAAGCGGACGGTCCAGAAGCTGTCCGGCGAGGAGATCGCTGCCAGCCGGGGTTAGCGCCCTTCTTCTCGCCGTCCTGAGCTTTCCCGCGTCGGCCGAGATGGTGCTGGTGATGGGAGGCGACGGTTCGCTCTCCCCGTCGGCCGCGCAATCCAGTTTCGCCCGCACCTACAATGACGGGATCGGGCAAGGACCCGCTTCGGACGGGCTACGCATCTTCGGTGATTACAAGGATGCTGCCAAGAACGATGAGTTGCGGATCGCGGCGGTGGCGCCGAATGCCCCCGCGCCGCGCCCGGACATCCTTGCGGCGATCGAGGACACCGGGTTGCGCTATGCCGGCCACCCCGGTCTTCGCGCGGCGGACATTTCCGTCTCGGACTGGCTCAACCTCTATCGCGCCAATATCGAGATCGAGAGCGGCTACGACCCGCGCGCCGTCTCCCATGCCGGGGCGATCGGGCTCGGGCAGCTCATGCCGGGCACCGCCCGCGCGCTCGGGGTCGATCCCCATGACTGGCGGCAGAACCTCGACGGATCGGCCCGCTATCTCGCGCTGATGCTGGCCGAGTTCGGCGACGTACGCCTCGCGCTCGCCGCCTATAATGCCGGACCCGACGCCGTGCGGGACCACGGCGGCATTCCCCCGTTTCAAGAGACCCATTCCCACGTCCAGCGGGTGCTGGCCGTCCTCACCCGGCTGGAAGGATAGATGTTATGAAAAACCCCGTCGCAACCCTTGGCGCGCTTGCCACATTCCTTGTCGTCCTCGCCGAGCCGGCGCTCGCACAAAGCATCGACCTCTCGCCGATCCAGAGCCTGTTGCAGGGGATTGTCGACGCGCTGACCGGCCCGCTCGGTGTTGTCATCGCCACTCTCGCCGTGCTCGGCGTCTTTCTGAGCTGGTTCTTCAACATCATCGACCTGCGCCAGGCGCTCTGGGTGCTGGTGGGCATCGCCGGTGTCGCAGCCGCGCCGACGATCGTGGCCGCCGTCTTTGGTGGTGGTACGCCGTAAGGGGTCGGCAACGTGGCAGAGCGATCCCCCCTCTTCCTGGGCCTGGTGCGCCCGCCAAAGCTCCTCGGCCTGCCGATCATGTACGCCATGGTCTGGCTCTTCGGCTCGGTGCTGCTCTTCGTCTGGGTGCAGCACATGATCGTTCTCGTTGTGGCGGCGGTGCTCTATCCGGTGCTCTGGAAGGCGGCGGACTGGGACCCGCGCTTCATCGACGTGATGATGACGGCGCTGCAGGAGACGCCGCCGACGCGGAACCGGTCCGTCCACGGGGGCGACAGCTATGCGCCATAGCAAAGCCCTGGATGAGACCTACGATACCCGCACCCTGCTGCCGGACTGGTATGCGCGCGAGAAGCGCCTCGCGCATATGCTGCCCTATGTCAGCCTCGTCGATGACCACACGGTCCGGACCCGGGTCAACGAACTCTTCCAGTGCGTCCGCCTCGGCGGCGTGAACAGCTACACCACGGACGACGCCTATCTCGACAAGGTGACCGCCCTCTTCGCCCGCATCATCGCGCAGCTGGGCCCCAAGTTCAGCTACTATGTGCACAAGGTCTCGAAGTCGATCACCCCGGACTTGCTCCCGGTTCGGGGCGACGGCTTTGCGGCGGCGGTGGATGAGGCCTGGCGTCTGAGGCTGGGATCGGCGGGACTGCGCGACAAGACCCTGACGCTGACGATCATCCACCGCCCGCCCCCGAAGAGTTTCCTTGGCTTTGTGAACAGTCCTGCGCCGGAACGGTTCAAGGAAGAGACCGCGAAACGAGTCCGGCGGCTTAAAGAGGCAGTCGGGGTTTTCACCTCCGGCCTGGCGGAACTCAAACCCCGCATTCTCTCAGCAGCCTCCGGCGAACTGGTCGGGTTCCTCGGGAGAAACGACCCGACTTCGAAATGCCGCACACCTGCTTTATGCTCGGCGTCCATCCATGCAATTTTTGCGAGGGTATCCGGAAAGGTCTTGGTAAGCTGCAGGCCGTCTCGCAAACCTACTTCGCGAAGTACAACGCGGTTGGCCGGATAAAGATCAAGGGCTCGCATCACGCAGCCTCCACGGGACGCCCCGTGATCGCGGCCAGATCGCTCAAGCTATACCCAAGATCTGCCAGGATTTTCTCAGAATCTTGTCCGACGGAAGGTAAATCGCCACCACTCGGTAGCATTTCTCCGTCGATTTCAAACGGCAACCCCGGCGCGCGGAATTGATGCTCGCCGTAGTTGGAAATCGCCAAACCGCCAGGCCGCATCACGTGAGGGTCTTGATACATGTCGCAAGGTTTGGCGATCGGAGAAAACGGCAAACCCGCAGCTTCGAACTCGGGGGCCAATTCTTCCGAAGACCGCTCCGCAATCTTCGCGCCAACGAGGGGTATCGTCCAGTCGCGGGCATTGATCTGGTCCATCCGGGTTTGCAGGCGGGGATCAGAGATCAAGTCGTCCAGACCGAGCAAGCGGCAAATCGAAACCCATTGTCCCTCAGTCACGGCACCGACAAAGATCTGTTTCCCGTTCCGATCAGTGAAGATGTCATAGACCGGCCAGGAGAACTCACGTTCCGGCATCGGCGGCGGATTCTTTCCCTCCAGCTCGAATTGCACCATGTGCTGCGCGACCAATAGAAGGCAGTTTTCGAATAGGCCCACGCGGATTTCGCGGCCCGTCCCTGTGTCTTTCCGTTCCAAAAGGGCCGCGACAACCGCGAGAGCAGCGAACAAGCCGCCCATGATATCATTGGCAGAAGATCCCACTCGGAGCGGGCGCCCCGTCGGACCAGTCATGTACGCAAGGCCAGTCATCATCTGCACCACTTCATCCAAAGCAGTGCGGTTCTGGTAGGGGCCAGAGAGAAAGCCTTTCCCTGCAGCAAAAATCAATTTTGGGAATTTTTTCCTTAGAGTTGCTGCATCCACACCCGCTTTGACCAACGACGCGTCACGGAAATTCTCCACGAACACATCCGCTGTTTCCAGCAAGCGCAACAAGGCTTCTCGGCCAGCTTCAGTTCGGACGTCGATAGCCACGGACTTCTTGCCACGATTGAACAGCGGAAACATTGGTCGGCCCATGCCGGTTAGGTGACGGGTCTTGTCTCCTTCCGGCGGCTCTACCTTGATGACTTCTGCACCAAGATATCCAAGGAACATCCCACAAGATGGGCCCATGATCATATGGCTCATTTCGACAACGCGAACACCTGCGAGCGGCCTGAAATCTCCAGACATGTCCTCTCCTTCTTGAATTGTAGAGAAGGCTAGCACCGCCTGTTGGTGTCGAAAATTATATTGTTTCGTGCCCAAGTCTCGAATATTTAGAGACCTATCATGGATTTTCGTCAGCTCAGAATTTTCAAATCCGTCTATGATGCGGGAAGCATCGTTGGGGCTGCAGATGTCGAGCGTTGCGCGCCCTCTGTGGTCGCTCACCATTTGGTGAACCTGGAAAGTCACCTGAAACAACAGCTTTTCGAGCGCTCGGCCAGGGGGGTTTCTCCCACCCCAGAAGGGCGGCAGTTCTATCATCATGCGATGGCAATCTTACGTTCAATCGAGAATGCCGAAGGTGAGATGAAGAATAATACGGTTGGTTTGACAGGGCGTGTGGTCGTCGGATTGGCCTATTCCGCTGTTGTGGGGTTCGGTTTGCCCTTCATTCAGCGCGTTATGGCCGAACAACCGGATCTTCAGTTGGAAATTGCAGAAAGCGTTTCTGGTTCAACAATCGAGCATCTTATCAGCACCGATATCGACTTCGCAGTGGCCTATAATCCGCCGCGTGATCAACGCCTTGCTTTAACTCCACTACTCGAAGAAGAACTCGTGTGTTTGGGTAAACCTGAACTGGTCGGTGATACCAGTAAACCGTTAACTATGGACGAGTTTCTTACAAAGAAATTCGTGCTAGCCCGGAGAGGACCCCGAGGCCGCCCAACACCAAATGAACGCGATGTTCAAAAACGTTTGGAGGAAAAAGCCAGTCTTTTTTCCCAGAATGTTGCGGCTGCCACTATGTTCGTAAATTCTGGTTCCGGGGTTGTCCTCGGAACTTGGGCAAACCTTCGTCACCAAGCCTTCAGCTCAGATATCGTCGGAAGGCCCATAATCAATCCTGCAATTACCCGCAGCTTGTATCTTTGTGAGCGCACTGACAGCCCTCGCTCTCGATCTATGGCTTACGTCCGAGAAGTCATCTTGGAATGCGTAATGGAAGAAGTGTCTTCAGGTCGTTGGCCAAGTCGCTCGTTGCGAACCTGATAGCAGGGTCTTGTCAGAGTAACTCCACTTGAGGCAGGGTAGGGGGCGGACTAGCGTCAAATCCGCCTTCCTATCATCGTACCTCCCCGAACACCCAGACCTCCTGCACTTTCCAAGACAGGAGCGCACATTCGGTGAATTGCATGACGGTGATGGCAGTGACATCGCGCTTGTAGACTAGGCGTTTCAAGACCTGAGGCGCGAGGTAGGCCAAGCGCAGCTGTCTGCTGACATGACGCTCGGCGAGGTTCACGGCGATCGCCAGGTCGCGCACTGTTCCGAATTCACCGGCTTCCATCCGCCGCCGCCAGGCCCAGGCGCGGCCAATGGCGCGCAGGATATGCGGATCTTGGGTGTTGTCCTCGCTGGGCAAGTAATCAGTGGGCGGCAGGATTTTGGGCCGCCCGTTCTTTTTGCGCACCTTAAGAGGAACGAAGACCTGAATGGTGTCGGGCGCAGCCATCACTCTGCGGCCTCCAGCTGCCGCGGAACCATCATGTCCCGCATGACGCCCGCAATGCCGTCGGTGCGCATGTCGATGATAAGGCCTTCAGCGGTCACGGTCACGCGCCTGATAAGTAGCTGAATGATGCGGGCCTGCTCGCCTGGAAAGAGCTGATCCCAAAGATTGGGGAAGTGCTGGAGCGCTTCGATTGCATCCTTCTCAGAGATGTTGTCGCGGTCCAGCGCAGCAATAACCTGCGCTGTGGTTTCCGGCGTGCGCAGAACACGGCGGATTTCTGAGATGACGGCGGCCTCAGCGGTGTTGGCGGGCAGGCGCCGCGGGATGCCATATTCGGGCGTTTCGCGGTTTTTCAGAAGGTCCATAGAGACGTAGTAGCGATACCGACGTGTGCCCTTCTTGGTGCTCGAGGGGGTCATTGCGGCGCCGGTGGCGGTGAAGAGCAATCCCTTGAGCAGCGCAGGCGTTTGCGTCCGACTGTTGTTCGCCCGCTTGCGGGGACTTTCCCCCATAATGTCATGCACCTGTTCCCAGAGCCGCGCGTCGATAATGGCCTCGTGCTCCCCGGGGTAGGACTTGCCTTTGTGAACGGCTTCACCACGATAGACGCAGTTATTCAACAAGCGGTACAAGTAGCCCTTGTCGATTAAGTTCCCTTGCTTGTTGCGGATCCCGTTCTGGCGCAACTCGCGTGCGAGGAGCGTCGCTGAGCCCACTTCGACGAAACGCTCAAAGATCATTCGAACCCGAGCGGCTTCGTCTTCGTTGATAACAAGCTTACGGTTGATCACGTCATAGCCAAAGGGGACAGGGCCGCCCATCCACAGGCCTTTCATGCGCGAGGCCTTTACCTTGTCGCGAATGCGCTCGGCCGTAACTTCGCGTTCGAACTGGGCGAAGGACAAGAGGATGTTCAGCGTCAACCGCCCCATGGAGGTGGTCGTGTTGAAAGACTGCGTCACCGAGACGAAGGTCACACCGTTCCGGTCGAAGACCTCTACCAGCTTAGAAAAATCCATCAGTGAGCGCGACAGACGATCGATTTTGTAGACGACGACCACATCCACGAGGCCGTCCTCGATATCGGCCAGCAACTGCTTCAGCCCGGGGCGCTCCAATGTCCCACCTGAAATGCCGCCATCATCATATTGGTCACGTACCAAGGCCCAGCCTTCGGATTTCTGGCTGGCGATATAGGCCTCGCAGGCCTCGCGCTGCGCATGAAGCGAGTTGAACTCCTGCTCGAGACCTTCTTCGCTGGATTTGCGTGTGTAGATGGCGCACCGGAGGCGGCGGGCGGGTTTTGCGGACAGGTCCTTCATGCTTCACCTCGCTTCCGCTCACGCAGCCCAAAGAAGCGATAACCGTTCCAGCGGGTGCCAGTGATGGCCCGGGCAACAGCCGAGAGCGACTTGTAGCGCTGGCCACCCCAATCGAAGCCGTCTTTCAAAACGGTGACCGTATGCGCAGTGCCATCCCATTCACGGATGAGCTTGGTGCCCACCACGGGGTTTCGAGGGTCAGCAATCTGGGCCTTGCGCGTCAGCGTGCCCTCGACTTCGTCGGCCAGCAGGTCCAGCAGGCGGCGCGTTTGCTTGTCCGGGCCGCCATAGGTCAGTTCTTGGATGCGATAAGCCAGGCGGCTTTCCAAGAAGTTGCGGCTGTTGTTCGGGGCAGGGGCCCCGAAGAGCGTCTGCCATTCGGCCTTCAGGCCATTGACAGACATGAGCTTCAAGGCAGCCAAGCGTGCCAGGATGGGGTCTTCTGTGGTCATGCAGATCTCCTCTGAGTTGGAGTTGCAGTACCGCTCTGTTTGCGCAGGAAGTGTAGCGAACTATCTCCAGTATCCTTGGATAGATCATCGCGATCGTGTCCCATGAGGCGCACCACGGCCGTGGCCAAGAGGCGGCTGATCTCTTGTCGTCGGGCTTGAGGCGACATGCGTTCAGGGCATAGGGGATTGGGCCCCGAAATCGGGGTTTCACGTTCATCAAGCATGGGAGCGCCTTTCGGGTTGGTGAACCCACTTGGGCCTCGCCAGCTCCTGATAATCAAGCCAAAACAATCGGTTGGTGAAGATCTGCGGGGTGGAGAGTATGTGCTAGGGATCGAAGCTGAAGGGCATCAATGCCGCGTGGCGCGCTTGACCTGGGAATCGGTTTCCAACTTGAGGGATGCTTTCCAAAGCGGTGTCTTCGTAAAGACACTCTCTTGCGAACGGAACGATTTTGCAGGGCGTGTTTCTTGAAGGAGGCCAGTCCAAATCAAGGGCCGCAAGACTTGCGTGTAAAGATTGGCCATCACGACATCATAGTGCGGAAAATGCTCTGGCGTCGGGTCACCGTAGAAGGTTCGACGCAGGTCGGCGCCAAGGGCGCCGTTTTCAGCCTCTACGTTGATCACGTTCAAGAAAACATTCCAGTTCAACATGATCTCGGTGTCTGGAGACCGGCTCCAGATGCTGTGGTCGGTCTCAAAAAGATAGAAGGGCGTTATGATCCCGAAGAGCCGTCCCGGATGCTGGCTGACTTCCGTGCCTGCCTTGGTCAGTTTGAACTGCCCTTTGTAATGCCGCCCCATTTTGAGAGTTGTCAGCAAGAAGTGAATATCTACTAGCGGCATGAAGTCTTGCTCGTTCAGAACCTTGTTCACGGCAAAGAGGTCCGCCTCGGTGTGGCCGGGCCAGTCGAACTCTCGCGCCGCCCAATGTACAAAATCACGTTTGAAGCCTTTGGAGGCCGTGAGGCCGATGCCACCGTGTTCAGCAACATAGGCAAAGGTTCTGAGGAAGCCTCTGAGCAATGGCGAATAGCTGAGGGATGGCTCGTCATCAGCAAGGGAACGGAATTCAATCACCTCAAATCTCCCGGGCAAACCATCGAATACGGCCGATGATGACAATCTCATCTGCCGTGCGCTCATACTCCGGATAGTGTTTGTTGTCTGAGATCACACGAACGGCGGGCGGATCGCTGTTAGGGACGTGCTGTAAACGCTTGGCAACCAAGCCCATGCCGTCATCGAGAACAAATATCCCAGGCGGGTTTGGGGCCTTACGGTCCATGTCGACGAGCACGGTGTCGCCGTCAAAGAGCGTGGGTTCCATACTGTCGCCCTCGACCTTCATGATGCGTAGTTGGGAGGGCGAAGCCTTTAGACCTTGTTTGATCCAAGACTTCCGGAAGTGATAAGCACGGCCTGGTTCATCATAGTTCTCAAGTGCCACGGATCCGCCGCCCATTGAGGGCCGCACGGGGGCTTGCGCGATCGGCACGAAGGTTTCGTCGGGGTTTTCCAAGAAAGGGGATGGTCCCTCGATGTCCCCGATGCCGTGGATCAGCCAATCTACTTCGACCTTGAGGACGCGCGCGACCTCCATCAACCGATCCAGACCAGGCCGAGAGGAGCGGCCCCGCAGGATGTCGTAGACAAAGGAGCGATTGACCCCGGCCATCTCCGCAACATGGGCGGGGCTGAGCCCAAGCTGGTCAGCGCGCGCCTGCAGTCGGTTGGCCAAACTATGATGCAAGGTCATCTTATCCCCATCCGCTTGTGGATATAATAGGATAAGACATGATTGCTATGGGATCGTCAAGGCGATAGAACAATAATGGAACATGCGGGGTGAGAGTCGGAGGCAGTCATGCGGATTGAGAAGGAGTATTATTCGCTACCAGAGATCCTCCGGCGTTGGTCCATCGAGGAAGACGATCTGATCTACCTCGCAGAAAACAACCACGTTCGGCTCTCCATCCGGGTCTTCAATCAACTCCTAGAGTTTGGCGATTATGATGCTGACATCGATGGGGCGCGGTTCCGGGTGCCCTATGAAGAACGCGTGTTCAGCGGCCTTCTTGATCTGCATGCCTGCGATGTGTTCCACCTCTTCCGCTGTGGAGAGGCTCATCTGAATGAGTTCCGCCATGATCGTTTTGGTTACGCGGCGTTTCCAGAAACGCATGCGCCGCAATACGTTGTTATTGGGGATCTTTTGATGCGACGTCATGAGCGCGATCGCTATGAAATCAAATCGGGATTTCACACGGGCGACGGGCAGACGCCAGAGCAAGGGTTCATCCACACTGTTGGCTATCGAGAAGTGCGCAGCCGCGGGTTTTGCTTTCAGCTTGGTGCCATTCAGGCCGATGTTGTGCAGGCGCTCCATGCTGCAGCAGAATCCGGTCAGCCTTGGCAAAACGGTAAGACCCTTCTGACGGCAGCCGGATCGCGCAGCTTGAAGATGGTCGATGTCTTCAAGTCAAAGCCCGAGTGGCGCGAATTGATTCAATCTGACGGACGCGGGAACTACCGATTGCGCTTCGATTAAAGACCGCGCAACTGCGCCCGGCGTGGGATGGGTGTGGGATCTGCTGGGGGATGGGTGCCGGATGCCCATCCCCCACTGCATTTTAGAGCGTTGAAATTTCTCAGCGTCTCGATCCGGCACTGCATCCCACCGCGATCCCGACGACATCCCACATCGGTGTTTCGCATTGTCTCCTGGTAACCAAGACAGGAGACAAGGATGCAGTCAAAACTCTGCCTCACCCAAAAGGAGCTAGCCCGACGCTGGGCGATCTCTCATCGCACACTGGAACGGTGGCGCTGGACCGGCGAAGGCCCCGATTATCTCAAACTCGGCGGGCGGGTCATCTACCGGCTCGAGGACATCATGACCTTTGAGGCGGCGGCCTTGCGCCGAGGCGATGCCTCCCAAAGTGCACAGGTGTCGTGATGGCGTCGCAGATCCGCGATGACATTGGCTTTTACGCTTGGGTCTCGCTCGCAGACGCAGGTGCAAGTGTCAGCTACCACCGTGGGTTTTTGGCCGTTGATACCGGCTCGCTCATGTCGCGCCTGACACCGTCTCAGCAGGCCACGTTGCGCGGCATCGCGGATGCCGCCTGGCGGGCCTCCGAGCAACAGCTGGTGCATCTCGTCCAGGAACGCCTTGGCCCGGATCTCTTTGAGTACCGCGCCATCGCCCGGCCGAAACCTCCCACACCGTCCATCCCCGAACGGCTGATCGCAGCCCACTGACGTCTTTTTGAAAGGAGCCCCCTATGGCTTTCCCCGACAACACCCCGAGCGTGGATGACATGCTCAATATGTCCACCGGCGATCTGGCCCAGATGCCTGTGGAATTACTGGCCGCCCTTCAGAGCGAGTTGGTGCACGCGAGCACGCAGCTGAAGGCCGCAACAGCGCAGTTCAGCGCAGCGCTTGAAGTGCGCTACGCGACCCGCGCCGCCGAGGCGCGCCGCGCCTGCGCCAAGGACACGGGCATGGTTCGCCTTATGGACGGCGATTACGCCGTCGTGGCCGATCTGCCCAAGCGCGTTGATTGGGATCAGGAGAAACTCACCCAGATCGCAGCGAATATAGCGGCCAGCGGCGAGGACCCGTCTGAGTTTATCGACACCAAGCTGTCGGTCTCGGAGCGTAAATTCAACGCCTTGCCCAAAGCGTGGCGAGACGGTTTCGAACCTGCTCGCACGGTGAAGGTCGGCGCGCTCAAGGTCTCGATCGAACCGGCGGAGGCGCGGAAATGACGGTGCTTGCTCCCATTTCGGCAGGTGTCTCTGATCTGCCGGGTCTTATCGATCGTGCTGCCACGATGCTGGCCAGCGCCAAAACGGCGGCAGAAGTGCTCGAGGCCCGTGAAGCTGCCGGTCTTGCCTATGACGTTGCAAAACGGGCTGCCCGTCTTAGCCGTGCCAAGTCCGCGCATGATGATCTGATTGCGGCAGCCCACCGTGCACAGGCTGATGCACTGGAAATCGAAGCCGCTGCCAAACGGCGCCTCGCAGATGAATATGATGCAGCGCAGGCGCGGGGGGATGTTCATCGGCATGGTGGCCAGCTTCCACGGGATGTTGCAGAGACCAACATCCCTTCGCTGACTGATCTCGGGCTCCGCCGCGACCAAATTCATGATGCGCGCCTGATCCGTGACGCCGAAGCTGCCGACCCTGGCATTGTACGCCGCACGTTGGATCAAAAGCTCGAGCGTGGGGAAGAACCAACGCGGTCAGCGGTCCGCCGTGCGGCCGAGGATCGTCTGCAACGCTCTCTCGACCGGCTGCAGCGCATTCAGGAAAGCGTCCGGCAACTCGAAGAAAACCGCCCGCCACCGCTGACGCCAGAGATGCGGGCCCGCCAGATCGCGGTGTTTGGAACCCCAGAGGATCGCGCCATTCACGAGCGCTTGGTCGAGATCGTCGAACGCATCGACGAGCAGCCAAGCCCGGCGGAGGCAGTGCGCCGCATTCCACCAGCCTCACGCCACGCCGTGGAAATCGCGCCCATGCGGCGTGCAGCGGCCTGGCTCACCGACTTCACCACCCTTTACGAACAGGAGGTCCACAATGGGACATATGCGACTGAATGATGTTGTCGGCGAGATCGTCGGCGAAGTGATCGCGGGGCGCGCGATCAACAAGCGGCAAGCTGCGGTAAACCGCTGGGACGATATCGATGCGGATGGACAGTATCTCGCTGGTATCGATGGTGTTGTCGCGCGGATCGACACCCGTGCCCGCCGCCTCAAGCTCAAGGCCGAGCAGTCTTCGGCGCCGGACCAAGCGGCTTTACCGTTCCAACTCCCGGCTGCGGTGGCCATGGATATTGACGGAACGACGCTGGTGGCCACGCGCCAATTGTCCCGCGCCGAATTTGAACGTGCGATCGCCATCCGCCGGGTCCAGATTGCCAATGACCAACATGCGCTGCGGGAATGGCGCAACGCCCTGCGGCAGGCCGATCAGTTTTGGGAGGAAAACCCGGGCTGGAGCTTCGGTGATTGTCTAGATGCCATTCTGGCCAAGGGCGGTACTGCGCTCGTTGGGGAGGCTGTGCAATGACCACGCTTTCTCAAAACTCTCGCAATCCGACGACCGATCTCACACGGATCGATGAAATGCGGCGCGCTATGCGGCGTCAGGCCCTCGAACACCTCGCCGAAGCCGACCGGCTCGATGCGCTCTACGCGGCTGTCACCGGCGAAGTGGCACCCATCCCGGCGACGATTTCCAACGACAAACCTGACATGGGAGAGTTCTGATGGCGATTTCCCTCGCATCCCTTCGCACCACATCGGCGCTGACGCCACCGCGCATTCTGATCCACGGCGTGGCCGGGGTGGGCAAATCCACCTTTGCCGCCGCTGCGGATCGGCCGGTGTTCATCATGACCGAGGATGGCCTCGGCAAGCTTCAAGTGCCGCATTTTCCGCTGGCGACGAGCTACACGGAGGTGGCTGAAGCCCTCGATGCACTGCTGACCGAGGACCACGATTTTGGCACCGTTGTGATCGACAGTATCGATTGGCTGGAGCCACTCATTTGGGCTGAGACCTGTAAGCGTAACGGCTGGGCGTCCATCGAGGCGCCGGGCTTTGGCAAGGGCTTTGCGGAAGCGCTGAATGTCTGGCGGGAATATCTCGACAAGCTGAACGCGCTTCGGGATCAGAAAGGCATGGTGGTCATCCAGATCGCCCATACCGACATCAAGCGTTTCGACAGCCCCGAGCACGAGCCCTACGACCGCTATGTGATTAAGCTGCAGACCCGCGCCTCGGCGCTGTTGCAGGAACACTCAGATGTCGTGCTCTTCGCCAACTACCAGATCTCGGTCGCCAAATCCGATGTCGGCTTCAACAAGAAGGTAACCCGGGCGCTCGGGTCCGGTGCCCGCGTCATGCACACCGAAGAGCGCCCCGCCTTCCTCGCCAAGAACCGTTACGGCCTGCCGGACACCCTGCCGCTCGAGTGGTCGGAGTTCCTCGCAGCCATGCCCCAACCTGAATGATTGCCTTGAAAGGATAAAACCATGGCACGTTTCGACACCTCTTTTGACGCGACCAGCGTCGAACCCACCACCGCCTACGAGCTTCTGCCCGCAGGCAAATACCGCGCCCAGATCGTGGAAAGCGAGATGCGCGTTACTAAGAACGGCATGGGCCAGTTTCTATGGCTGATGATCGATATTCTCGAAGGGGAGCAGAAAGGCCGGAAGATCTTCGACCAGCTGAACCTGGTGAACCCGAACCCGACCACGGTGGAGATCGCACAGCGCACGCTGTCGGCCATCTGCCATGCCACGGGCCGGATGCATGTCAGCGACAGCGAAGAACTGCACCTGATCCCGATGACGATCCAGGTGAAGATACGGCCGCCGAAGAACGGCTACGGCGAGAGCAACGCGATTGCCTATCTGCCGCCCGAGCGTGGTTCGGCCCCAGCCGCCCGTCCGGCGAAGCCCGTGTCTGACCCGGCCGGTTCTTCGGTGCCGCCGAAAATGGCCTCAGCGCCCTGGAACAAGAAGGGCTGAGCCTTCGCGCTGCCCTGCGCCTTGACTGACGGGGCAGCGCATCACCCCATCTGAGGAAATTCCCATGACTGACATGACCAACGCGGCCCCTGTGGCCGTGAACAGCCCCGGCTTGCCTGAAGACCAGCGGCGGCTGATCGAACTCGACGATGCCATCGCCAAGATCCGCACGCAGATCGCGACGGCCGATCTGGCCCGCCAACGCGGGGCGAGGCCGATCGATCCGGACTGGTTCCACCGGGCGCGCACGGCGCTTCGGCATCTGAGCCGCGAACGGGCGGAACTGCTGGCCCAAGGCACCGGCCGTCGTCGCCGCGAAAAACTCAAGGACGCGCTGATCGGCATCCTGCGCGAACGCCATGACCCCGAGACCTGGACCGACATTCTGACCGAGGCGCAGGCCCGCAGCGAACGGGAGGGTCTGTGATGGCAGAGCTTCCCGAAGCCCCCACGCCGACGCTGACGGCGATCTATGCTGATTATGAGGCCTGCCAGGGCGATGGGTTCCGCGATCACCTCGGCGCCTCGATCATCGGCAAGTCCTGCGCCCGGGCGCTCTGGTATGATTTCCGCTGGGTCACGCCCGCGCGCCATTCTGGTCGCCTGCTGCGCCTCTTTGAGACCGGCCAGCTGGAAGAGGATCGCCTCGTGCGCAATCTGCGCGCCACTGGTGCCACGGTGCTAGAGGTCGATCCGGAAACTGGCCGACAGTTCCGTGTCGAGGCCCATGGCGGGCACTTTGGCGGCTCGCTCGATGGCGTTGCCCTTGGGCTCTTGGAGGCGCCCAAGACCTGGCATGTGCTGGAGTTCAAGACCCATGGGGTCAAGAGCTTCTCTGAGCTGACTGCCAAGGGCGTCGTGCAGGCCAAGCCCCAGCACGCCGCACAGATGCTGATCTACATGCATCTGACGGGGATCACCCGCGCGATGTATGTGGCGGTCTGCAAAGACACCGACGCGCTTCATATCGAGCGCATCGAGGCCGACAGCGCCATGGCCGAGCGCCTGCTGGAGAAGGCCGGGCGCATCATCTTCGCCCAACATCCGCCCGCGCGGATCAGCGCGGACCCGGCCTGGTTTGAATGCCGGTTCTGCGATCACCATGGCGCCTGCCATGAGGGGGGTGGGGCGGCTGTGACGTGCCGATCCTGTTTGCATTCCACCCCAATTGAAGGCGGTTGGCACTGTGCCCGTCATGACCGGATGCTTGCGCCCGCCGAGCAGCGTGCGGCCTGCATCCGCCATCTCTTCATCCCCGATCTCGTTCCGGGCGATGTCATCGACGCGGGCGACGATGTCGTCACCTACCGCATGGCCGATGGCTCGACCTGGGCAAACGACGCCCGCACAACGGAGGCTGCGCCATGCTGACCCTGCGCCCCTATCAACAGGCCGCGATCACCGCGATCTACGGCTATTTCCAGAAGAACAAAGGCAACCCGCTGGTGGTTATCCCGACCGCCGGGGGCAAGTCCCTCGTCATGGCAGCCTTCATCGAGGGCGTGCTGAAGGCTTGGCCCGACCAGCGCATCCTGATCGTGACCCATGTGCGAGAGTTGATCGCCCAGAACCATGCCGAGATGATCGGCCTCTGGCCTGATGCGCCAGCGGGCATCTACTCGGCGGGCCTCGGCAAGCGCGAGGCACAGGCCCGGATCCTTTTCGCAGGCATCCAGTCTATCCACCGCCGCGCGCAGGAAATCGGCCACACGGATCTCGTGCTGATCGATGAGGCCCATCTCATCCCTGGCAATTCCAGCACGATGTACCGCCGGTTTCTGGATAGTCTGACCCGCATTAATCCGGCACTCAAGGTGATTGGCCTGACCGCGACACCATTCCGGGTCGATAGCGGCATGTTGCACGAGGGTAAGAACGCGCTCTTCACCGACATCGCCTATGAGGCCCCGGTCCGCGATCTGATCGACGCTGGCTATCTGAGCCCGCTCGTGTCGAAACAGCCTGCCACGCGGCTCGATGTCTCGAAGGTCGGCACCCGCGCCGGCGACTTCATCCAGCGCGATCTGGCGGCTGCGGTAGACAAGGAGGGCATCACGCGGGCCGCAGTCACCGAGATCATCGCGCATAGCCGCGACCGGAAATCTTGGCTGGCTTTCTGTTCGGGCGTTGAGCACGCGCGTCATGTGGCCGAGGAATTCGGGCGGCAGGGGATCATCTGCCGTACCATCTTCGGGGATACGCCGGAGGAGGAGCGGGACGCGATCATTGCCGCCTTCAAGCGCGGCGAAATCCGTGCGCTGGCCTCGATGGGCGTGCTGACCACCGGCTTCAACGCCCCGGCCGTCGATCTGATCGCGCTCCTGCGCCCCACCAAATCCGCAGGGCTCTATGTGCAGATGGTGGGCCGTGGGACGCGTCTCGCACCGGACAAAGAAAACTGCCTCGTACTCGATTTTGCCGGCAATGTCCGCCGCCACGGGCCGATCGATCTGGTGCGGCCCCGGCGACCCGGTGAGCCCGGTAGCGGCGAGTCCCCGACCAAGCTCTGCCCGGAATGCGACAGCATCATTGCACTGTCGGCTACGGAATGCCCGGACTGCGGTTACGTCTTTCCGGCCCGGGAGGTCAAAATCGCCCCCACGGCGGCCACACTTCCCGTCCTGTCGCCAAAGGTCCAATGGCTGCCGGTCCACGGTGTGTCCTATAGCCGCCACGACAAGCTGGGCGGGCAGCCCTCGCTCAAGGTCACCTATAGCTGCGGGCTGAAGTCCTACAGCGAATGGGTCTGCATCGAGCATCAGGGCTATGCACGCCAGAAGGCGTCGGAATGGTGGCGCAAGCGCGCGCCCGGCTGTCCGGTGCCGCTCAGCGTGGATGAGGCCATTTTGCAGGCCCAAGAGCTTATGCGCCCCAGTGCGATCTCGGTCCGCCCCGCGGGCCGTTATGTCGAGGTTTCCGGCTACAGGTTTGACCCATGCGCCAAAGTTCCCCCGGCCTCTGCGCCGTTTGCCACCGGCAACCTCGTGGGTTTGGCTGGTTCAACCCACACTATCGGCTCGCCGACCCGCGGCGCGACACCAGCCGCAAGCACCTCTGCAGTCGCACCTGCCAAGACATCTGTCACAGGAGGACGGGCATGATCGATCCCACCCCGAATGAGATGCAGGCGATGACCGTCGGCGGCCAGATGGGCGGCGAGTATCTCGAAAGCATCGGCAAATCGGATCTCGCCACCCTGACCGAGACCGAGTGGGACCGCTTCATCGACGCGGTTGTCACCGGATATTGCGACCACTTGCGCGAGCTGGCGGGCCAGGACCGCACGCGTCTCGACGCCATGACCCCCGAGGTGCCTTTCTGATGACCAACACATCCTTCATGGCGCGCTTCGGCGCGCGGCTTGTGACCAATGGCTATGCCATCCTGCCGATCGGCCCGGGCACGAAGAAGCCTGGCCGCTTCCAGCGCGGGGCTTGGGCGGACTATCCGGAATGGAACCGCCATGCTGAGCGTGGCACTACCGAGGTCGAGGTGGCCACTTGGTCGTCTTGGCCCGATTGCGGCATCGGGATCGTGGGCGGTGCTGTCGCGGCGGTCGATATCGACATCAAAGACGATGCTGATTTGGCGCTGCGGATCGAGCAACTGGCGCGCTCCCGCCTCGGCGATACGCCCGCCCTGCGCATCGGCCGGCCCCCGAAACGGATGTTGGTCTATCGCACGGCGGAGCCATTCCGGGGCATCAAGCGCCATCCGCTGGAGGTGCTTTGTCTTGGGCAACAGTTCGTTGCCTATGCCATCCACCCCGACACTGGCGCGCCCTATGCCTGGCCTGAGGAGGGGCTGGCGGACCTCGACATCACCGACTTGCCCGAAATTACTGCGGAAGCTGCCACCGCTTTTCTCGACGAGGCTTACGCTTTGCTGCCAGAAGTGCTGCGCCAGCGTGGACTCTCTGCCGTTGCAGCTGCGGGGGATGTCGAGCGCATCCACAGTCAGATCGGAACCTTACCCGCGATAGAGGCCGCGCTCGCATGGCTGCCAAACGCGGAGCTGGACTACGACAGCTGGATGCGTGTCGGCATGGCCCTGAAAGGTGCGCTTGGCGAGGCCGGGGCTGATCTCTTTGCTGACTGGTCAGCGCAGGCGGCCAAGGATGTGCCCGCGACCACGATGAAGGCCTGGGCCAGCTTCAAGCCCGACCGGATCGGGGCTGGCACGATCTACCATCTCGCCATTGAACGCGGCTGGCAGCCTGAACCTGATCTCCGCTTGGACGGCAGTCTGCCCGATGGTGGAGACCATCCGGCGGCCGGTTTGCTGGCGAGGTTGGATGTTGCTGCGGCTGCCACCGCAGTCTCTGCGCCCACACCTGCGTATGCGCTGGCCATCCCTGACGGCTTGGTGGGCGATCTGACGGATTACATGTTGACCACCGCCCGGCGCCCGCAGCCGCTTTTGTCGCTTGGTGCCAGCCTTTGCGCCATCGGCGCGCTGATGGGGCGGAACTACCGGACAGAGAGCAACCTGCGCTCGAACGTCTATGTCGTTGGCATCGCAGACAGCGGGTCGGGCAAGAACCACGCCCGTGAAATCATCAACGAGACCTTCTTCGAGGCGGGGCTGGCCCATCACCTTGGCGGCAACAAGATCGCCTCTGGTGCGGGACTTTTGACCGCGCTGCACCGTCAGCCCGCGATCCTGTTCCAGATAGACGAGTTCGGCATGTTCCTGTCAGCCGCCGCAGACCGCAAGCGCAGCCCACGCCATATCACTGAGATCCTCGACAACATGACCGAACTTTACACCTCGGCCGGCGGGATCTTCCTCGGGGCAGAATACGCCAACCGGGACGGCACGAACGAGCGGCGCGACATCAACCAGCCCTGCCTGTGCGTCTATGGCACCACGACGCCCTTGCACTTCTGGGGCGCGCTGCAGGGGGCAAACGTGGTCGATGGCTCGCTGGCCCGTTTCCTGATCTTGCCCAGCGACGAGGACTATCCCGACGAAAATATCGCCGTCGGCATCCGCCAGGCCCCGCCGGCGCTGATCCAGGGGCTGCAGTTGATCGCGGCCGGTGGAGGCGCCCCAAAGGGCAATCTCGCGGGCAAGACGGCAGATCAAAACACCGCCGTGAACCCGATGATCGTGCCCATGACCGAGGAGGCGCGCGCCCGGTTCCGCCAGCTCAGCATCGAGCTGACCGAGGAATTGCGCGCCGCCGCTGGCACGGCCTTCACGGCCATCCTCGCCCGCATCGGTGAAAACGCCCTGAAGCTTGCCCTCATCGTGGCGGTTGGGCGTGATCCGGTCCGTCCCGAGATCGAGATCTCGGCGGCGGAGTGGGCCATCGGTTTCGTGCGGCACTACGCGCAGCGCACGATGGAGGCGGTCGAGCGGCATGTCGCGGACACCGAGACCGAGGCACATCTGAAGCGGCTGAAGGAGATCATCCGAGGCTCGGGTGCCAAGGGCATCACCAAGTCCGAGATCACCCGGGCCTCACAGTGGCTGAAATCCCGTGACCGCGATGAGATCCTGCTGACCCTGATCGAGAGCGGGGACATCACAACTGGCATGCGGGACACCGGCGGGCGGAGGGCCATGATTTACCGGCTTCTGGCGTGATCCGGGGGCTTCCTTCAAACCGGGGGTTTCTTCAATTGAAATAAGTTTGGGTCCAAGTGCCTGTAAAAACGGGTATTTTGACTTCCTTCACTTCTTTCAATCTTTCAAGGGGATACCTGTATATGTGTATCCTCGCGCGCGCGGTTAAAATAAGGATGAGGTACCTCATGAAATAATTGAAATATTGAAAGAAGTTATATTATATATAGGGATCAACACCTTAGGGGCCAACTTCTTTCAAAAGCCCCCGTTGAAGGAATTGAAAGAAGTCCCGGGCGACCTGCTCGTCCCGTGATAGACATGACCAGACCACCCTTCGGGGCTTGGCGAGACCGCAGCCTTCACCGGCCAGCCCTCTCGCCACGCTCGCCAAAGCGAAGAGGAGGTCTTGATGACCCAATCCAACGAACACCTGCGCTGCATTCTGGCGCTCGATCTCGGCAC